AACGAACCTTTTCAAGGAGCATCTGGCGCTACTCACCCGGTTTTAGCTGAAGCTGTTACACAGTTTCAAGCGTTAGCTTATAAAGAATTACTTCCTGCAGACGGACCCGTTAGAACACAAATTATAGGAGTGTCCAACCCTGCAAAAGAAGCTCAATCACAAAGAGTTAAAGATTTTATGAATTATCAACTCATGGATCAAATGAAAGAATATGAACCAGAGTTTGATCAAATGTTATTTCATCTACCGCTTAGCGGTTCTACTTTTAAAAAAGTATATTACGATGATTTATTAGGACGAGCTGTTTCAAAGTTCGTTCCAGCAGAAGACCTCGTTGTTCCGTATACGGCTACCTCATTAGACGATGCGGAAGCGGTGGTCCATGTTATAAAAATTTCAGAGAATGATTTAAGAAAACAACAAGTATCTGGTTTCTACACCGACATTGAATTAACAAAACCTGTCGATGTAGATGCAGACAAAGTAGTAGATAAACAAAGAGAATTAGAAGGAACCTCTAAATCAACAAGAGTAGAAAGTGTGTATACGCTATTAGAGTGTCATACAAATCTGGATTTAGAAGGTTTCGAAGATGTTGGCCAAGATGGACAGCCGACTGGAATAAAATTGCCTTACGTCGTAACAATCGAAGAAGGTAGTATGAAAGTTCTTTCAATCAGAAGGAACTACGCGCCCAATGATCCATTAAGAAATAAAATCCAATATTTCGTCCACTTCAAATTTCTGCCAGGACTAGGATTTTACGGCTTTGGACTCATTCATATGATTGGCGGTNTGAGCAGAACGGCAACGTCTGCTCTCCGTCAATTATTAGACGCAGGGACTTTATCGAATTTACCGGCAGGATTTAAACAACGNGGTGTCAGAGTTAAAGATGACTCTTCACCAATACAACCTGGAGAATTTAAAGATGTTGACACACCAGGTGGTAATTTAAGAGATGCATTCGTATTCTTACCATACAAGGAACCTTCACAAACATTATTGCAGTTGTTATCAATTGTAGTTCAAGCAGGACAAAGATTCGCGTCCATTGCTGACATGCAGGTCGGTGACGGGAACCAAGGCGCAGCCGTTGGTACGACCGTGGCTCTTTTAGAACGTGGTTCAAGGGTAATGTCAGCAATCCATAAAAGAATATATTCAGCCTTAAGAAAAGAATTTAAATTACTAGCAAAAGTATTTGCACAGTATTTACCACCCGAATATCCATACGATGTTGTAGGTGGACAAAGAAATGTTAAAGTTACCGATTTTGATGAAAGAATAGATATTATGCCAATTGCTGATCCAAATATTTTTTCAATGTCACAAAGATTGACATTGGCACAAACTGGATTGCAACTTGCAATGTCCAATCCACAAATACACAATTTATACATGGCATTTAGAAAAATGTATGAAGCGTTAGGAATAAAAGATATTGATAGAATTTTACCGCCACCGGCACCGAATGCACCTAAAGATCCGTCTTTAGAACATATTGATGCTTTAGGTGGAAAGCCTTTTCAGGCATTTCCTGGTCAGGATCATAGAGCACACGTTACAGCGCACTTGAATTTTATGTCAACTAACATGGTTAGAAATAATCCAACGGTTATGGCTGCGTTACAGAAAAATATTTTAGAGCACATTAGTTTAATGGCTCAGGAACAAGTACAATTAGAGTTCAGAGAACAAATTCAACAGTTACAAGTGCTTTCACAGCAAGCAGCACAGAATCCGCAAGCACAACAACAGGTGCAACAAATCACTCAAACTATTGAAGCACGAAAAGCAGTGTTGATTGCNGAAATGACTGAAGACTTTATGAAGGAAGAAAAGAAAATTACATCTCAATTCGATCATGATCCGCTTCTTAAACTTAAATCTAGAGAAGTTGACTTAAGAGCAATGGAAAATGAACGTAAGCAACAAGAAATGCAGAAAAAATTAGAAATTGATCAAGCTAAATTAGTTCAAAATAGAGATATTACTGAAGATAAGCTTGAACAGAACGAGGAATTAGCAGAACTTCGAGCTGATACTTCAATTGAGAAGCAAGAAATGGCAAATGAGAACAGATTAACACTTGCAAGAATGAAACCTAAAGGAGGAAATGGTGCCTCTAACAGATAAAGGTNAAAAAATTAAAGAAGCNATGACAGAACAGTATGGTGGTAAAAAAGGGGAGCAAGTTTTCTATGCTTCTGCAAATAAAGGTGTTATAACAGGCATTGAAAAACGAAAACATGCTAATAAGGGTGGTCTGATACAAGGATTTCCTAAATTGGCTAAAAAAATATAAAAGGAGGGCCTAATGGCTTGGAACTATAAAAAAGCTACAGAAGTTAAGATTCCTGAGCAAGATAAGATAGTTGATCCTAGATCTAAAACTAGTATCAGAGGAAAAAACTATATTGCTAAGGGAGATGAAAATTCTGCTAAAGTAGCAAAAGCAAGACCAGCTAAAGTAACTTGGTACTAATATGTGGTTTAGTGCAATTAAGTTAGCGGTTTCCGCTGGCACGCACATATTTAAAAAGCGTCAAGAGACAAAGATGGCTATGGCTGATGCGCAATATATGCACGCACAGAAGATGGCCCGTGGCGAGGAAACTTACCAGGGTAAGCTTTTAGAAGCCCGGCAAAATGATTACAAGGACGAGATCGTCCTTGGGATATTAACTTTGCCCATAATCGTGCTCGCATGGGGGGTCTGGTCAGACGATCCGGCGGCGATGGAAAAGATAAATCTTTTCTTTGAGCATTTTAAGGCATTGCCAAGTTGGTTTACAAATTTGTGGATTCTTGTATGCGCGAGCATATTCGGTATAAAGGGCACGCAGATTTTTAGAAACAATAAGGTAGACAAGAAATAATAAAAAACATATAAACACATAAGGAGAAAACTATGAGAAATGACTATGGAAATAAACCTAGAGCCAAAAAAGCTGAAGGTGGACGAACAGGTAAACAATTTGGTGGTGGATTAAATAGACCATTGGGTGGTGTAGGTGCGCCTGTTAGACCGCTTGGTTTTAAAGGTGGCAAAAGAGTTGGCAAGCAATTAGGCGGTGGATTACCTATTCAACCAACTGTAGCTGCTAGCCCAATGGGTGTAGCTGCTCCAGGCCGAAGATTTGGTATGAAGCATGGTAGTAAAAGTAAAAGTAAAAAATAAAATAAATAAAAAAGAAGGTGATACAAAGGTAAATTTTGTATTTCCTAAAAAAGAAAAATATATTGGGTCGCATATTAAAAGCAAATTAGGCGATGAATATGTATCTAATGAAAGTTACGAGAAATATTATAAAGACTTGATTTAATGAATCTAGAAAATGTAATTTATAAATTACAAAAAACATTAGAAAGAAGAATACAGGCATTGGCAATCTCGGTAACGTCCGGAGGGGTTGACAATATGGAGACTTATAAGTATATTATTGGACAAATTAATGCACTGGAATCAGTGCGACAGGAACTCTCTAACCTGCTAAATGAGAAGGAGCAAAATGACGGAACAATCGTCGACATCAAAGACGGAAAATCCAAAGCATAAGAATGCTTTGACGGAAAAGTANAAAGAAGAAACAGAAAAATTACCAAAACCTACAGGCTGGAGAATTTTAGTTTTACCATTCAGAATGGGTGAAAAAACTAAAGGTGGAATTCTTGTGGGACAAGAAGCATTAGACCGGCAACAAGTTGCATCACAATGCGGCAACGTATTGGCGATGGGACCCCATTGTTATAAGGATAAAGAAAGATATCCGGAAGGTCCGTGGTGCAAGGTTGATGATTGGGTAATATTTGCGCGTTACGCAGGGTCACGCATACAAATAGAAGGTGGGGAAATTAGGTTGTTGAATGAAGATGAAATTTTAGCGACCGTTAAGAACCCAGAAGACATCCTGCATAAATTTTAACATAGGAGGAAACTATGCCAGAAGAAAATAAGATAAAGAAAGAAGATCCAAAGGTTGATATAGACACTTCAGGTCCTGAAGTGGATGTAGCCATTCCTGAGGAAAAAAAGGAAGAAATAGTAGAAACCAAGGAAGAAGAAACA